ACAGGAGTTGTTTGGCATAACTTGAACCATCTTCATCATATATTAATATTTGTCCGCTTGTATCACCCGCCCCATCAACATCGGATAAATTCGCGGTAGATTGCCCAGTAATAGCAGTCAAATAAGACGGGTCGGATGAAGGAACCCAAGATGGTGTTAAATCATATTCAGCAGTTGTGGGGATGTTATAATAAGTAGATCCATCGTTTGTGAATTTGAACCGATCTGTAGACTCATCCCATAAAAGATTTGTATTAGTAGATGTCCCTCGCTCAATCTCGAATCCCGCATTTTCAGATGGAGTGCCTGTTTCTTCGGCATTGAGAACTATAACAGCATCGCCGATATTGACTTGTTGGCTATCTTTTGTGATGGTTGTGCCGTGAACTGTGAGATCCTGGGCAATGAAATTTTGAGTAGAAGATCCACCAAGAGGATGATATGTAGAAGAAAGGCCGCTGATCTGGGTATCAACATAAGTTTTATTCGTAATGTGATTCGCAGATGATGGAGTAGCGGTAACCGAAGCGGAAGTTGTCCCAAACTTTACAACGCCTACTGTACCATCCCCATCATATATTAATTTTTCTGTAGATGTTAATCCACCATCAAGATGTAGTAGATTTGAGAACCCGTCTTTAATCGCGACATTAGTAAGATCTGTGGCCATGAATTATTTATACCTTTCACTTATAATTATAATAGTCTACAAAACAGAAAGGGCCGCCGAAGCGACCCTCTCTACTTTTACAATTAAAAACCCGGATTACGGATTAGTAAATGTTACGATACGATCGTCGAAGACGGTCGTGCCGCCATATAGCACCGAAGCTACGATCTCTTGTCCGAGGTGGGACAAAGATCTTGCGCTTTCCATGCTTGGCCCGGATTGGCGAGCAAAACTCACCGCTGACTTATGAAACATATACCCAGCATTCGTGCCATCGGATTCAGACGAAGAAACGGCTGATGAACTATAAACTGGAATTCCATAGATCATCCCATACGATCCCGTCACACTTGGAGCGTTGCCGCCGCCAAATTTTGAACTATCACTAAAATCGCTTATCGCAAATAGTGATCCATAGACCGTTGGGTTCACAAGTAGGGCGACATCGCCATCTTCCGGGGAAATATCCAGATTGCGCAATGTTACTATCGCGGATCTTAGATTGGCCGCAGAGATTGTATTGTCAGATGACAAGTCAATGTCGTTGCCAGATGCTCCACCGTCCAATTTGGCGACGAGGAAATCATCCTGTGCTTTTGCGAGTGCATAACCCATCCCGGAAGCTTCGCGTTCAAACAATCCGGGGATCGATTGAATTTTAGAAATATCATCCACGATCTTATATACCGCTTTGTGTTGATCAACGGTCAATGTGGACTCAGTATGGGTTGATGCGGCGGCTGTTAGGGCCGTACCCGCAGTTTTTGTTACCGCTGAATCAACAGCGTATTTGGGTATGTGGAACACATCCCCTTGGGCCTTAACAAGACCGTTTAATGAAGAGTCAACAAGGTTTTCGACAACCATCTTTCTCTCCATGTAGTTTTTAACTCCCGCTGACCAAATCTCTGGTATATAGACTGCCAACCCTAAGTCTTGATATTGTTAGACTTATGGGTATGTTATAGTAGGTTTTTTATCCTACATCTCCAAATTTCTTTAAAGTATCGGCATATCTTTTCATCTCGAAGAGATGTTGGGAACTCGTGGAAGGATTATATTCTGTTTTTAGTTTCACCTTCTATGCTCTGCCCCTGTCCCAGTTGTTAAACTGAGCCTTCGGTTCGGGTTGGCTTATCACTACCAGAAGTGACTTAGCGTTCCCGCTTAATTTCCCAATTAACATCATATAATCGCTTATATGAGCGCCACAATAATAGCGGTTGTTGGCGTTACATTTGCCATTTGTTAATTTATCCTAACTGGAAGATTAATACTTCCTGTTCACTAAGGACTGAAGATAGGTATTCCAGTTGGCCTTCCGTTCATTTTCCGGCATATCCCAAATATCCTTTTCAAACTTGACCATTGAACCCGGTTTACTGTCATCTGTCCCTACTGTTTTCTGATTATTTTTACCATAGCGAGTAACAAAGGACTTCAATTTTTTATAATCGAATCCCTCTACTAACTCTCTATCTTCTTCAGATAGCTGTGAACGAAGGTCATCCATCACTTGGCCGATAACTTCAGATTCTTTACCAACTGTTTCTTCCAGCGCCTTTATCTTATCGCCCCGGTCGTTTGCCAGTTGTTTATAGTTTTCTTGGTCAGCCAACTGCTGTTCTTTTTGTTTGTCAAGTTGCGCTTTTAACACATCTCGCTCTTCTTCCGCTCTCTGCGCCCTTGAACGAATTTTTTTATTTTCGTAGATCAAATTTCCGCTATCGGACGAGTTATCGGTTGATCCTTTGGCCGTTTGGCCAGCGCTGTCACCAGCACTTTTGGGCGTTTGCCCAGACTCGGTGAGTCCCTTGATTTCTTCAGACATTATTTATCCCTTTAATCGTTTACCAGTTCCTAAATTTTTTAACACCGGTTCTTACCAGTTCCTAAATTTTTAATGTTTTTCTGCTTTAAACTTTATATTATTTAGAAGTACTCAGTTTAACATCCACTTTCCCATGTTTGGCTACTGATCCGACCGTTTTTGAACCCGTGCGTATAGCCATAGCCAGATTTTTAGCAATCTCATTGTTAATGGTATCCCAAACATACTTGTGTATAGATAGGGGCAATGGATGACTTGGAAGTGTAATAACACGGGGATTTTTGCGTTTTGGGTTCGCATTTGCTTTAACCAAATGGGAGTCAATCGTGAATTCTATTTCTACCCCAAGTTCGTTAGCTTTTGTCACTTGTAAGCTGTTAAGGAGTGTCCCTGTGAGTGAAAGATTCGGTTTATTTGACTTATAGTGTTGCGGCCCTCTACCATTCGTATTGACTGTTCCGGCCGCTTTCCTTTTGGCATATGCCGGGGTGTACTTTGCGAATGGCTTATTAAATACATCATTCCCGCCTTTTCTAATGTGGCCACGCACCAAATCGGCTACCTTGTCACCCAAATCCCGCATAAAATTGGCTGGGAACTCACTTAAACGGCTTGGATCTACAGTAATCCCGGCTATTTTGATCGTAAATGGTCTAAAATTTTCAAATGCCACTATTTTCCCTTCTTTCGTAATAAGTTTGTAAGGTTTCAACCCTGTTCGGCCATTTCTTATGCCGTTTTAACTCGCCTACCCTATTATTTGCCTTATCTGTTTTCGCTTGGTGTTTAGAAAACTCAGTTACTGATGTCCAGCGATGCCGACAATTGAACCCCCCGCCATCAGACATCGATCCGGGGAATAAATTATCAATATCACCCAGTTCCACATTTCCGGCGGCCAACATTTCAAGGCATATGGGCCTTGTTCTCTCATCTAATGGCCCCAGATAGTGATATTTCTTGTCAGAAGGGTCAGATTCACTCATTTTAAGGGTTACCGACCGGGAATAGTTGGACAAAGAGGTGTTTATGTGGGCAACAATCTCTCTTTGGGAGTAAACACCCGATTGATATAATTCATACGCCATTTGTTTCCTTGAAGACCCCCTCAATACATGACCCATCAGTCTGCGGCGGGTTTCTTGTACAATTCCACGGCTATATGCAATAAAGCTGGCTCTTTCTGTTCTTTCAAGCGCCGATAGGAATTTGGGGTTCATTTTTCCCGTCATTTCCATACTCCCAAGCACTTTAGGGTATGCTCCCATCAATTCTTCCACAGCCGCACCCACCATAGCACCCTTAAACATCACTTGCTCCAGATTTACTTGAGACAATATCTCAATAACTTCTTCTTTCCCATATCCTTTTTTAAATAGATCTAAAACATGGTCAATTAACTGATCAATTGAGATCCCAATTGCATTTGCGTAGTTCTGCGATGCATTTAGGACAATGTCTTCAACTTTATTCACCTACTGGAGCCGCGAGTTGTGCCAATAGAGGATTTTCTTCTTCAGCTACTGGCCCAGCGGCATCATTGGCGGCTTCAGCCATTTTAGCTTCAATCCTCTCATCTGGATAATCGTTACCATAGGTTTCTTTAAACCAATCTTTCTTGGTGGCCAGACCGTTATCCCATTTAAACAGCCAATCCTCGCGGCGTTCAGTTGGACTCATATAAATATCCGGCTCAATAAAATCAACTGACATACCCTCAGAAAGAGAAACCCCCGCTTTGACTTCTAAAACACGGCGATCTACTTCATACCTATCATGCTCAAACGGCCGCCATACCATTTCCTTGGCGGCTTCCTTGTCTTCTTGGGTTGAGATCTCTTGAACCCGTAAACTTTCCCCAGATGGTGAGTTTCCTTTTTCATCATTCCATCTTAAACGAATATTATTGTTA